TGGCTACACAACCGCGCAAAAGGTGTTTGCTTCTACATCGGGTCCAGTTAATCAAGCAAAGATTTTGGGAGCGATGAAGGATGTGATGGAAAAAGAAGGCGGTGGTGAACGAGTTGTGCCCTTCTTGAATGTACTTGGTCGTGGTGAAAACGCATTGATCAAACGCTCCACAGGTGAGGCTCGTTTTGGCGGCATTGAGGACGTGCTGACACCTAATCAGATGAATGTTGTAAACGATATAGCGTCGCAATATTCACGCGATTTGCAATTAGCTAAAGCTGCAACCCGTGGTCAAGGTGGTCTTTCGCGCATCTTGAAGGAAAACGAGTCCAGTGCTGAACTTCCGCCCGCTTTGAACTTACTAACCCGTGTGTCTAACAAGGTTCTTAGCATATTGGAAGGTCGAGTTAATACCAATACATTGAAAACAATGGAAGCTGGTATGCGTTCGGGTAAAGACTTGACAAAGTTGCTTGATGCACTCCCAGCAGTAGAGCGTGAAAATGCTCTAAAAGCACTTGCGTCATCAAGTAAAGACTTTGGAAGCACTGCAACATTTGGTGCAAATGCTTTAATACCTGAAAACAAAAACGCATTGCGTATAGAATTACGTGGCATGGCCAATAAGGAATAAAGATGGCATCACTATCACCCACCCCCAAGCTACAGTTCTTCGGATCTGACGGCCTCCCACTCGTCGGTGGCAAGCTGTACACGTATGCCGCTGGCACAACGACTCCCTTGGCCAGCTACACCGATCACACGGCTAACACCGCAAACACGAACCCAGTGATTCTGGATTCTGCTGGTGAGGCTGATGTGTGGTTGCCAGAGACAACGAGCTACAAATATGTGCTCAAGGATGCAGACGATGTACCTTTGTTCACTGTGGACTATGTGTCTGTGCCTCTCACAACCAATTCGTTTGCGTCACCCCCAGTTATCGGTAGCGATGTACCCAATGCCGCAACATTCACAGATTTGAATGTCACAGGTGCTGCAATCTTTGAAAACACGGCTAACTTCACAGAAGCTGTTGAGTTTGACTCCACTGTAACGATTGCCGATGATGTGACGATCGCAGGCCGCTTGTCTCTCACAGACACAGGCGCTGCCAAGCTCAACGTGGGCACGACTGCACAGCGCCCCGTGGCTCCTGTAAACGGTGACATTCGCTACAACAGCGACACATCCAAGTATGAAGGCTACAGCGGCAGCGCATGGGGTCAGTTGGGTGGTGGTGCTACTGGTGGCGGCGCAGACACGATCTTTGTGTTAAACGGTCAAACTGTCACTGTCGATTACACTATCCCCACAGGCTTTAACGCCAGCTCCGTTGGTCCTATCACTATCTCTGACGGCATCACAGTTACGCTTCCTGCAAGCAGTAACTGGGTCATTTTGTAAGGAAAGAATATGGCATACGGTTCGGTTTTAACAGACACAGTGCAGTCAAGCACTGCTGCCACAGCGCCTGTCTTTAAAGACGGTAACGGCACTCAAATTGGTACGCTGTGTCGTGCTTGGGTGAACTTCAATGGTACAGGTACTGTTGCTATTCGTGGTTCGTTTAATGTTTCAAGTATTACGGATAATGGTACAGGTGCTTACACAATTAATTTTACCAACGCAATGCCTGACACAAATTATTCAACTTGCCTTGCAAAAAACAATCAGGTAAGTAATATTGGGGCAAACATGAAACTTGTTTCTTTTAGCACAGGGTCCGTTTCTGTTGAAAGTATTGAAAACGGAACCGTTACAGATTGTTCCATTGTTTGTGCGTCAGTCTTCCGTTAATAGGTGAACCAATGACAACAACAATCAACGCATCCCCTACAAACGGTTTAGTCCAGACTGCCGATGGCTCTGGTGTTCTCAAGGTTCAAAGTAACGGTGTGACCACCAATGCTTTGGCTTGGGGTTCTTATGCTTATGTAGGTTCAGGTTCTGTCCCTACGCTTAAATCATCGTATAACATTTCAAGTATTACAAGAAACTCAACAGGTAACTATACTTTTGCGTTTACTACTGCATCAACTGATGCAAATTATGGTGTCGCCTCAACTGCTAACCAAGGAACTGGAACATCTACGCCAGCTTTGACAATTGCACTTGGTAAATCAACAACGTCTTTTTCCTTGCAAACAGGTTATGGCTCGTATACGGTTTTCGACTTGGGCTTGGACTTCATCATCTTTGGAAATTAAGGAATCATCATGCAAGTAATCATCTTCACAAACGACAACGGCGGCGTGAGCGTCTGCATTCCCACTGGTGAAATGTCAATCGAGGCTGTCAAGGCCAAGGACACCCCATCGACATCAATCATCGTTCAAGAGTCCGAGCTGCCTCAAGCAGACAACGACTTCTTTAACGCATGGGAGCTGGCTAACGGCGTCGTGACTGTCAATCTCGACAAGGCCAAGGAACTAACCAAAGCCCGTCTACGCGCTCAACGTGAGCCTTTGTTGGCTGCACAGGATGTGTTGTATATGCGTGCTGTTGAAACAAGCTCTGAGGTGTCTGCAATCGTGGCTGAGAAGCAACGTCTGCGCGATGTGACTAGCTTGGTTGACGGTTGCACATCTACTGCCGAACTTCGCGCTTTGGAGGTCTAAATGGCCGTTGTAATCTCAGGAACAAACGGGGTGCAAGTCCCTGTAGTAACAACGGTTGCGAAACTCTTGCTGACCGTCTCTGCTGGATATATTGTGTTCGACAGCACCCTTGGTAAGCTGTGTGTCTATAACGGCTCTGCTTGGCAGACAATCACATCAGTGTAAGCCATGACAGACAGCGTATCAATGACAGAAGCGAAATTGATGACTCATGAGGCCGTGTGTGCGCAGCGTTACGAGACAATTAATCGTCAGCTTGAGAATGGTGAAACTTGAAAGGAAAAATG